GCTGCGTTCGATTCTGTAAACGGTGTACAGACAAACTACCCTTACAGCGACTCTACTTCTGCTGGGGCGTATTTCTTTGGTAACGGTACGCTAGATAATGCTGTATTCGGTAAGTACACCGTAACTAACGGCGTTTATTACCCGCAGTATCAGTATGGATTGCAGACAACTTCCGGTGGGCGTTTCGCACTTTCTCAAGGTTTCCTTGCATCCGGGGCGGCAACTACGCAGTGGAACTCTGGAACCACCTACTCAATAAATGATTTGGTGCTGTACGGCGGTCTCTCGTATGTAGCTATTGCAGCAACTACGGGCAACATACCTAGTAGCTCCCCTGCTAGCTGGTCAACTGTCACCACTTGGAGTTCCGCCACTTCGTATTCTATCGGCGCGTTGGTGGTGTATCAGGGAATCACATATCAAGCGATTCCGACTCCAAGCGGAACTTCTCCGTCGTCTTATACGAACCTGAATAACATACCCAGCAGCAGCCCTACTTATTGGAGGGCGGTAACTTCTTACACTACCCGGATGCGGCTGGATGAAAACGGTAACTTTAACCAGATAAGTCCACAGCTTATTGGATACGGTATCGGCGCAGGTAGCGCGGTAACTCAAGGTACGTCTCGTACCACTCCGGTCACTATCAATAACCCCGCCGGGGCGATAACGCTGTTTACCGCTGCGGGTGCTACCGCCGCTACGACATTCACGGTCAACAACAGTTTGGTGAGTTCGACAGATACTATTATTTTGTCTGTGCGCTCCTCAAACGCGGCAAACAAATACGTTGCCTTTGTAACCGCTGTAGCTACGGGATCATTTGATATCACGTTCTACACGACAGGCGGTACGACATCTGACACGCCGGTCATCAACTTCTCTGTCCTTCGTTCTGTAAGCACCTGACCATGACGCTGATACTTAACCCATCCGCTGCGTCAAACACCCGTACCTCAGACAGTACGGCGTTCAACCTTGATCTGAATGCGATCATTGAAGAAGCTTTTGAGCGATGCGGAGCAGAGGTTCGTTCTGGTTATGATGTGCGTACCGCTCGCCGGTCGCTGAACCTGCTTCTGCTGGATTGGGCCAATCGTGGTATCAACCTCTGGACGGTTGAGCAAGGTGAGCAAGTACTTACCTACAACGAAGATACCTACGATCTGCCCATCGACACCGTGGACTTGCTGGATCATGTGATCCGCACCGGGTCTGGGACAACCCAGATCGACATCAATATCACCCGGATATCAAACAGCACCTACGCATCCATCCCGAACAAGAACGCCACGGGGCGTCCGATCCAAGTCTGGATTGACCGACGAACAGGTGCGACTAGCGCCGTTGGGGTGGTGCAGTATCCAAGGATCGTGGTCTGGCCCAAGCCGGATAACTCGACCACCTATACCTTTGTGTACTGGCGGCTTCGCCGTATGCAGGAGGCGGGTAATGGTGTGAATGGGCAAGACATTCCGTTCCGCTTTCTCCCCTGCCTGATCGCAGGTCTGGCATACAGCCTGTCGATGAAGATTCAGGGTGCGGAAGAACGCATCCAGATGCTCAAGTCTGTATATGATGAGCAGTGGGCGCTTGCAGCGGAAGAGGATCGGGAAAAGGCTTCGGTACGGTTTGTCCCCCGGCAGATGTTCATAGGGTGACCCGTGGCTAGCAAGTTTGCATCAGCCAAGAACTCAATTGCTGAGTGCGACCGATGTGGGTTCAGGTATAAGCTGACTCAGCTTAAAACGCTGGTCATCAAGACCAAGAACGTCAACATCAAGGTCTGCCAAACGTGCTGGGAGCCTGATCAACCGCAGTTGCAGTTGGGGATGTATCCGGTAAACGATCCGCAAGCAGTGCGTGATCCGCGTCCAGATACGAGCTACTATACTCCTATTACAGGGAGTCGCATCATTCAGTGGGGCTGGAACCCGGTAGGTGGTGCTAGAAGCATTGATTTCGGCCTGACCCCTAATGACCTGATCGGTCGGGCTAGTGTGGGTACTGTTACGATTCTGACCTCATAGGAGGGTTTATGGCAGGCGGTAAAGGTTGTGGGTCGATGCCCATGAGCGTTAAGAAGATGAAGGCCGGTGGCCCGACTTCTTTGGACCGGAAAAAGTATGGGCGTAATGTCTCTCGCATTATGAACCAAGGCAAATCGTCGCGGGGCAAGTGATGAGCAATATCAAATCGGTTCCGGTTCCTAACTGCAACGGCTATCCCCAGACTGACATTGGCAAGGCCGATGTATTGGTCAAAGGGCGCTGGCTTAGTGGTACCAAGCAGAAAAAGTACAGCACCATGCGTGGTGCTGGTGCTGCTACGAAAGGAACGAAGTTCCTGTCGGATACCGCCGAGGTAGGCTGATTGTGGCCGTTACTTACACAAGCCTTGTACAACTGATTCAGAACTATACGGAAAACACGGAGCCTAGCTTCGTCTCGTATATTCCTACGTTTGTACAGCTTGCGGAGCAACGGATTTACAACGCTGTTCAGATTCCTGCGCTCAGGAAGAATCAGGTCGGCTACACGACCCTGAACAACAAGTACCTTACGCTGCCGGATGATTGGCTGGCGACGTTCTCGTTGTCGGTGATTGATCCAGATACGTCCGCGCAGGAGTACCTCCTGAACAAGGATGTCGAGTACATCCGCGAGTCCTTCCCGTACCCCGGTGCGACAGGCAAGCCTACGCACTACGCGCAATTCGATGTCAACTCTCTGATACTGGGGCCGACGCCCAATCAGAGCTATCAGGTAGAACTTCACTATTATTACTACCCGGAGTCGATTGTGACTTCGGAGGTATCGTGGCTGGGGACTAACTTTGATAGTGTTCTGATCTACGGCACGCTGCGTGAAGCGTATATCTACATGAAGGGCGACCAAGACCTCGCCAATATGTATGAGGCCAAGTATCAGGAAGCGTTGGAAATGCTGAAAGTACTGGGTGAGGGCAAAGATCGTCGCGATGCATATCGTAGCGGTCAAAGTCGCGTGTCGTTCTAAGCGAGGGCACCGTGGCTATCACTCAAACAATCACCAACTCCTTCAAGACCGATGTACTGAGCGGGGGCATGAACTTCAGCACCTCTAACCGGGCGCTGACTGCCAGTACGCAAGACGTATTCAAGATCGCTCTGTACACCAGCCTCGCGTCTCTGGATGCCACGACTACGGCATACACCACGCTGAACGAAGTGGCTAACGGCAACGGCTACACCACAGGCGGCCTGACTCTTACGGTAACTCAGGTGCCAACTACGGGCGGATCACCTACGACTACGGCATATATCAACTTTGCCAATGCTGTGTGGACTCCGGCTACATTCAGTGCGGCTGGGGCGTTGATCTACAATAGCAGTAACGCAAACCGCTCAGTGGCAATCCTTTCCTTCGGGGCCACAAAGACGGCGGCAGGCACGTTCACGGTTCAGTTCCCTCCCGCTGGGGTCGGATCGTCCATCATCCAGATTGCTTAAAGGTGCGCCATGACCAGCACGTATTCACCCAATCTTGCGCTTGAACTGATTGGGACAGGTGACCAACCGGGTACGTGGGGCACCACGACCAACAATAATATGGGCACGTTGCTTGAACAGGCGATCAGTGGGTACACCACGCAGGCGATTACTGACGGCGCTGATACCGTACTGACGATGTCAAACGGTGCGTCTTGCACCGCACGAAACATGGTCATTGAACTGACAGGCGCTCTTACCGCTGCGCGGACTTTGATTGTACCAAACAACAAAAAACTTTATTTTATATACAACAACACATCTGGTGGGTTTGGTGTAACTGTAAAGACCGCTGCCGGTGCCGGCGTACTGGTTAGAAATGGGCAAAGAGTAGCTCTGCTTTGTAATAGTACGAACAACGTAGTTGCCGCAGTAAATTCACTTGTAGCTCCCGCTACCGTTACTTCATCTGGCCCCAGCACGGTCCTGCAAGTTACCCAGCAAAGCGGTACAGGCACTGCGCTGTCGGTCACCGGCACTTCTGTTATATCCGCCAACGATGCAACAACCCCGGCTCTTCGGGTTACTCAAGTTGGTGATGGTCACGCACTGCTTGTTGAGGATGATACCAACCCGGATTCGACACCTTTTATAATCACAAAAGATGGGTATGTATTTATTGGTGCTAATACATCCGTAGCAAACCCTACTCCATTTTCGGCAGTTTCTCAGATCAATGCGTTTATCGGACAGCAGCTTACTTTTGGCAGTGCTAATACTGCGGGACCTATTCAGTATTTTCAGAAATCAAGGCTCGTTGCAGGGTCACCTAGCGTAGTAACCACAGGCGACACTCTTGGGGGGCTTCTATTTGCAGGATGGGATGCAGGTACTCCCACGGGGGAAATGCGAAACGCTGTGGCTATAACAGCCGAATGCACTGGAACAATCGGAGCAAATAGCGTCCCCGGACAGATTTCTCTTCAAGTTACTCCTAATCTTGGATCTGCTTACGTTCAACAGATGATCATTAACGGGGCTGGAGTAGGTATCGGTACTACCGCTCCCTCTGTTGCTAACGCGATTACGTTTAACATCAACAAGAGTTTGGGAAGTAGCGCGACTGCTAATCTTTACTCCATCGTCGTGGATAATGTTATCCAAGACAATACTAGCCATACCTATACTTCGGCTACTACATTTCGGTCGTTTCCTTCGACGCAAGCATCCTCACTTGCCGTAACGAATTACTATCATTTCACCGCAGAAAATATAACCCTTGGGGCGGGGACGACCCTTGCATACCAAGTCGGTTTTACCGTAGGTGCGCTAAGCTCGGCTACGGATAACGTCGGGTTTGTAAGCAACATTGCTGCTGGAGCAGCTAACGCCAACTTTTATGCAGCGGGAACTGCGCCGAATAAATTCAACGGTAAGGTTCTGTCGCTTGGTACAGGCGCGAACTCCGGTATCGGATATGGCACGGGTGCTGGAAGCACGGTTCTTCAAACTGGAACGCGGGATAGTGGAGTTACGATCAACGCTATTTGTGGGCAGATCACCCTAGTTAACGTACTTTCAGTTGTTGGATATAACAATATTATTGTTACCAACTCTACCGTCGCTGCTACTGATGTAGTAATCGTCAATTTTGGTAGCGGTGCTACGTCAAACAGATATAACTTGTGTGTTACTCAAGTGAGTGCAGGTAGTTTCCGCATTCAAATTCAAAATATCCAAGCAATAACTGAGCAACCCATCATTAACTTTGCTGTGATCAAAGGAGTTACCGCGTAATGAACGAGGGCGAACTCCAGTGGTTAATTAACGCGGGGTTTACTTTGATGGCGACCATTTTTGGCTGGCTGGCGCGGCAACTGTGGGATGCGGTAGGCGCACTCAAAAAAGACCTGTCGAAGCTGCGCGAAGAGATCGCCAACGACCGCGTACACAAAACCGATTTCAAAGACCTGTCCGATGCCATCTTTCGCAAGTTGGACCGGATCGAAGACAAGTTAGACGGTAAAGCAGACAAGGGGCATTGATGGGTATGGTTGAGTCTCTGGGGGACAAACAACGCCGGTTTACCCGGATGGTCGCAGACCTGATCATCTGGGCGTATGATAACGGCTATGAATTGACTTTCGGGGATGCTTACCGTGATCCTCGCGTACACAATGTCATGGGCATACCGGGCGGTTACGGCCATCCTTACTCCAACCATAAAATCCGGTTGGCGGTAGACTTTAACCTGTTCAAGAAAGGTAAGTACCTAGAGTCCACTGAAGACCATCTCCCGCTTGGAGAGTATTGGGAATCGATGGGCGGTACATGGGGCGGACGATTCCGCGACGGTAATCATTACTCACTGGAACATGAGGGACACAAATGAGCGACCAAACCCCTGCCAAGCGTTCGCAACGCAACAAAATCGTATCCTTCCTGAGCGGCACCCTGACCATCATTGCCTCTGGCGGCGCGTCCGGTGCAGTTGATCCTGTCCTCGCAGCCAAAGTTGGTCTGATCGGTGGCGTACTGAATCTGGCGATCAACAACTTCTGGAAGAAG